GTTTGACCGGATGCAGTCAGTCACGCCCAGTTCCCATAAGAGATCAACGCATCGGTCTCGGTCTGAACCAAGAGTCTGCTCATAGGCTAGTGGCGTTCCATCGGACCATTTGCTGATAGTTTGGAAATCTATCTCGTCACCGATGGTAACTGTTTGGTCGGGTTTGAAACCTGCTAGAAACTTTATTATGTTTCGAGTGACATGTACATCCTCGAATGGGACTTGTAAGTCCGAAAGTATTACGATTCGCTTAATCGTCATCCTCGTCATCGTAGGGGATATTGTCTATGCGATTGGGTAGAGCAGGCAGAATCCAATCAGGATAAGCATTGCGGTCTGTAATAATTGCTAGGCATAAATCAACAGCAAAGCCTGCTTTTCTTAACGATTTATAGAACTCATTAAGACCAATACAGTAAGCATCCAAAGCAGAGTAAGTATCAAGATCAATAGCTCTCTTTTTAGCCATGCGATTATTATCGGTCTAGAAGTATGTTATAAATCTCATCGACACGCGAGTTGAGTCGCTTTATTTCACCCAGTAAATGAGTGATGACGTAGCCAGCCAAGCCGCCTAATACGCCAAGGCTTGCAAAGTAAAGTGTAAAGAAGTCCTGTTGTGTCATTTTTTCGGGGAAGCGTAACCGAATACGCCAGCTACAACCGCGCCCAAGATTGAGCGATAGTTGAGGTCGAAGTTAGATGTTGTACCCCATACGGCTAGGAATGCTCCGATTGAGATAACTGCTGGGTGCTTCATGTTCATTCTGTCTCCGTATCAGGTAGGTCGATTTCTTCCACAATATTGTTATTTGGCTTGGTTGGATTGTAGCCGCCTAAGCCGTAAGTAATCTGCTTCATTTATGCGCTCCTTAATCCAATTAAAAATACAATAGTTGAAGATGTAAGTGTTCCAGCAGTAGCAAAACCTGATGTCGTAGTCACAGATTGGTTAAATGAAGTGATTGCTAAGTTTCCTATTGCTGCTGTACCAGAATCAAAGATTGTCTGAACAACTTGGTTGGTTGCAGAAAAGGTGCTTACTGTTCCGGCGGTTTGCATATTCATTGCCAACCAATACCATCCAACTGACAATGTTTTGGAAATAGTAATTAAATAAGCAGTATTGGCAGCAGTCACAGATACCGTACCAGCATCAAGATTTACAGTAGATGGTGATCCGTTATTATCGTTATATATTCCTAATCTAATAACACCGCTACCCGACCATGTAGTTCCTGATTGTATTGCTATTCTGTCAAAAGTATTTTCAGCTTTTACATAAAATGGTACATAGTAAGTAGTGTTTACACTGGCAGCCTGAGTTGTGTTTAATGTAGCAAAGACTGGAGATCTATAAAAACGAGTGCTTACATAAGGAAAAGGCTGTGTAGATTTAAGCGTTGTATCATAAGCTGTTTTTACAGCATTAGGAGTAGCAGCAGTTGTCGTCGATGTTGATGCGATTGAATCTGTCAGCTGAAGAATACCGGCTGCCGATGTTGTACCGGCTGAGACTGAAAGGTTTGCAGCTGATGAAGTTCCAGCATTGGTTAATGGTGCATTGACTGTTACAACGCCTGATGAACCTTGTGGACCTGTATCTCCGGTATCTCCCTTTGCGCCTGTTGCACCAGTTGCACCAGTCGCGCCAGTATCTCCTTTGTCGCCTTTGTCGCCTTTAAGTCCTGTTGATCCTGTTGGACCTTCTGCACCCTGCGCTCCTGGGTTGCCTTGAGTGCCTTGTAAACCTTGAGGACCAGTTGGACCTGTTGGACCTGCTGGACCTGCTGGACCTGCTGGACCTTGTGGACCACCTGCATCGCCCTTCTCTCCCTTTTCGCCTTTAGGACCAGGGAACAGGTTATTAGAACTTATCGTTACGCGACCCATTAGTTACCACCTAGCATTGGGATATTAAAGAACGAACCATCTGTGTCGCCTTTTGTAGTGAACGAGATATGGCAATGATGATTGTGCTTATTAATCCCATCATAAGTACGCCACTTCCAAGATTGCTTAGCTGATGCGATTTTGCCATTGAAGATGATGTAACTAATTCTCTTGTCAGACTTTGCACAGAGTCGAATCTGATCTGCAAGGTCGGGCATGAGGTCGGGCTTTGCTTTACCAGCCAAATCCCTGTCAATATCAATGGCTCTGACGATACCCTTTGCATCAGGATTGTGGTCAGAAGGACGAGATTGATGGCGTTGGTCACCGAGCCACCCGTCACTTGAGCGATCACGATCACCAAAACAGTCGTCCACTTGAAGTCTCAATTGCTGTCCGGCTTTGCATAAGATTGGTTTCATTATCCGAGAATCGCCTGTGCTTCTGCAAGGTTGAGTCCAAGTGCCTCAAGTTTCGCAATGGCTGATGCCTTAGCATCGATGCGAGCCTGAACTGCTGCTGCTTCCTCAGCTTCTAAACGCTTGATTTCATCGTCTATCTGCTTCTTGGTTGGAGTAGTTACGCCTTCTGTGTGCCAAATGATTGTCTTGATGTCTTGGTCAGTAAATGAAAATTCTGCGCCTGGACGTAATGAAGTTAATGCAGAAGCAAGTGGATTTATCATACTAGAACCTCTTGTAGAATAAGTTGACCTGAATCAATAGTTGATGATTGTCCTGAACGAGCCTGTAATTTGTATGTAACTGCGCTAGTTGTGGCTGGTGAATCTAGATACTGCATAGCAAACGGAATATAATAGGCAGTATTAGTTCCACCTGAAGTATTGTATGTGAGGAAATATTGTTCAGCAAAATTAGTTCCGCCACGATCTATTCTTACAGACATTTGACCTGCTGTTGTCTCGTTGTAAGTTCCAGAGCTGCGAAAACTGTATGAAACTAAAATCTTGCTTGTGCTTAAAGTTGGAGTAATTGTTGCAGACCAACCTGTTGCATCTGCATAAGTTCCTGAAGAAGTTGTATATCCTGAAGTAACGGCAGTCTGAATAACCTGACCGATTCTAGGAGTTGAGGAAACTGTTCCCCACTCGAAGTCCATGTCTGTGCCGGAAGTCTTTTTCAGGACTTGCCCTGTTGTACCGCCCTTGAGTTCTGCCATCGATGTATCGATTGCTGAGCCGAGAGTACGGATAGCCAATGCGCCATCCTTGACGTAGCCTGTGTTATCAGGCGTAGTCCACCCAAAGTTAGTTGTGCTTGCCACGCTTGCTCCTAGTCATCGTAAGTAGTCCATTGTACCGTAGAACCAACACCATTCCAGGTAAGTGCAGCCGAGACATCCTGCCACCTAGTTGGAGTAAAGCTATATGTATAGTCAGTTGTATTGAGTGTAAGAATCATCTCGTATTGGTTAATCGAGAATGAATAGCCTTCAACGAATCCTCTGTAAAATGTATTCTTCAAAGCGATTGGTAAGGCTGTGATTTGAATTGGCTCGCCCATTGACATATTGATGTAGAAGTCTCGCAAAGCATCTGAGACATTGGGTGAGTTAACTGGGATGGTAAAAGAGCTGAGAGAAGTTCTTGGATAGGCGCGAAGGGTCACATAACGGTCTGCTTGAGTTTGAGCATCTGAGGCATTGTGCAGGGTTGTGGCTATAGATCCATCTACCTGCCCAAAATCAGAAATACTTGTTGCATCAGTAGCAGTCTTAGTTCCGGAATGGTAAGTCAAAGTCAGATTATTTAGAATATCGGCTAGAGTCTTTTGGCTTGAGACATTACCCCAAAGAATGTGATTGTTAGGGATGACTGTATAGCCGTTGGCTAACGCATCAAGGGTACGTCGAGACTCATTGGCGAAGCCAACCTTGCCTAGTGAAGTCTCATAGATATAACCGAAAGCCTGTTGAGCCGTAGAAGCTGCGATTGAGTAAGCATCTGTGGCTGAACCTGAACGGATGGCGAATTCGTAGATTGCTGGAGTATCGACAACATCGATGGTCTGCCCTGCATCGTTGAAGATACGAGTCATCCGAGCCGTATCCATTTCCTTAGCCCAGTTTGATGATCCAATAATCTTTCGAGACATCTGAGAAAACGGACCAACGGCTGTAATGGTCTGAACGGCATTTGTGCCGATAGTGCCTGAACCAGCCAGGTTATTGTCCACGCTGGTGATTTTGCCTGTAAAGATAGTGACATCTGTGCCCGCGACATTCTTGACTTTAATGGCTACTGTGTCATTCATCTGAAAGTCGAAGTCTGTATTGCTGGAATTAAGGATGGCTATCCGAGCATAAGACGAGCGAGCCTGTTCCCATATTGAACTGCGACCATAGGAGATTTGAACATCTCCAATAGTTATTGATTTACGATCTACTCCATCGATGGAGATTGTTGGCTGTGGTTTCCAGGGCATTACGCGCCTACCAGCAGCGAAGCACCAACCTTGTTAAATGTGCCTGAAAGGGTTGCCTCACGATTGAGAATCTGAGTGATTTGACGAGCTGTAGAGATTGGGTCGATTGCTCCATTGACAGTTATGTTGATGACGTTTGAACCGCCACCCAAAGCACCGTTAGGAATGATTGTGCCGTTGCCTGACGGGGTAAAGAGTTCAGGACCTTTCTCGCCTACCAAGTAAGTAGTTCCACCGGCTACAGAGCCACCTGAGGCTCTACCGCCACCAAAGATACCGCCTACGAATCCACCTATCTTTGAGCCCAAGCTGATAAGAGTTCTGAAGCCATCAATGACATTTCCAACCACGTTGAGTACGGCTGTTAGGGCTAGAGCGATTCCTTCAATAGCAATTTTCAGAGCTTGTCCCAAGAATGGTGCTACGAACTTTGAGAGGAATGTAAAGAGTGCCTGGAATGATTCTTTGTTATCTTCTACCGCTCCCTTGATTCTATCAAAGGCGAATCTGATGCCTTCAAAGACTGGGATGAAGATTGCTTTTGCTCCAGCGATGAAAGTCTTGAAAGCGTTTCCAATTCCCTTTTCTCCACCGATTGAATCGATGAATACTTGAACTGCTGGGACAACTTTATCGACAATGAGCGAAACCATTGGAGTGATTGCATCAAGGATGAAACCACCGATTGATTCTTTGCCTTCTCCGATTGCTTCCTTAAGACGGCGCATCTTTCCATCGAATGTATCTGCTTGTTTTGAGGCTTGACCTTCAAAGGTATTAGCCAGGGAAGCCGTAGCAGCTTCAAAGTCTTTTGATTTGATGATGTTCTCATCGATGCCGCCACCAAGCTTCTTGAGAGCTGTGAAGTTTTTATCGTGAGCCTTTGCGAGTGCTTCTGAAACTGCCTGGAGTGACTTGCCTGTTCCGGCTGCGATATTGATTGCAAGAGTCTGTAACTTCTGTGCTTCTTCGACATCTTTCGTTGATCTAACTAATCTGTCCAACGATGGACGAAGGTCATTATCATTGATTCCATAGGCTAACTGGGCTTTGGTTATGTAAGCCTCAGTTGACTTGATTTGAGCATCTGTCGCGCCTGTAACGTTTTTCAGGGATGTCGCTAGACGTAACTGTGCAGCTTCATCTTCGATTGCAGCCTTGACTCCATCAATGGCTAACTTGCCAGCATAGGCAGCAGCAGCGACTCCGGCAGCCAAGAATGCAGCACCGGCTATCTTGCCGAACTTAGTAATCTTATCGCCGAATGAATTGACTTCATCTGAACCTTTGTTAAGGCTTGCGCTTAGGTCTTTGACTTCACCAAGAATTGCTAGTTTAAGGGTTCTACTATCTCCAGCCATTAGAACTCCTTTAGAATTTCAGAGAAGGCATTTTGCCATTCGTTAATAATATGAGGCTGTGCAGCCTTAAGTGTTGGATAAATAAAGTATCCGTAATTGCCCTGGCGATAGCGTGGAGTTCTCGCAGGGAACTGCTTATATCTATTAGATCCGAATTCCATGCCAGCCCACAGGCGTTTAGTGTCTGCTCCACCTGAGAACTTCTGAGAAGCGAAACCAAGACTGATTTCACCAACCTTAGAAGTCTTTGAAACCTTACCGCCTTGAGCGATTCGAACTGCCACAGTTGTAGCAACGGTTCTAGTTCCGGCAGCTCTTTGAATCTGACCTAGAGCGTAATCGGCTAAAGCACCTGAGACTTTCTTTGCCTGTTCAATGGCAACGTCATCCATGGCTTTGAAGGCTTTGATTACTTCTCGGATTTCTTTCCGATTGTAAGCATCAACCTCGACCTGATTCATTACGCTCCTCTAGTATTTCAATAGCCGTCAAAATATCTTCTGCTGACTTCCATTCCGACATTGGAATATGAGTCGCAATTGCTAACTCGACTAGGAGTCTGCTGATACTTCCTCGGCTATGGCTTTTGGGTTATCAGAGTCCACATCAATATCCTCGATGGTCTCCATCCATACATCAAGAGGCTTTACTGGTTGTCCAGCAGCTTCTCTTTTCATGGCACTATGCGCTACGAATAAGATGTCCCACATTCCGGAGAATTCTGAGATGGATTTCTTTGTAGCCATTTCCCATTTGGCAAAATCAGGCGGATAGGCAACATAAGTCACCTGATCCCCCGACTGGTATGAAATTGTGATTGCTTTTTTCATGTTTGCTCCCGTTGGTTAGATTA